ACATACTTTGCCGGGGGAACTCCAGCCAACAAATAATCAATATGAGTAGCTGTATTAGGGCATTTAATTTCCATTAACCCTTCACCAACTAAACCATCTGGGCTACAACCAAACCATTCGATTGTTTTGTGTGGCACAAAAGCTACAGTTTCTACAAAGTTCCCAGAATAGACTTCATAAGCCATTCTAGCCAATGGTTCGGTTTCTGTACCCCAAGCCATAGCCGCATTGGTAAAACTGCTTGTAGGTGTGTTTGTGAGCCTTTCAACCACCAAATCCATCTTATAGTTCTTGCGCCCTGCTGATTCTCCCGATTTAATCTTAGACATAACATCAGAAACCCGGCTGGCTGTTACTTTGCCAAGCCGGATTTGATGCCATTCTTCTGTTCCCTGTTTAATTTCTAAATCAATCATCCCGGCAAATGGGATGGGTTCTAAAGAATTAAGCCGATCTTCTGTTGTAAATGTTGTCATAGGTTTTTATAGTGTCCTGTAGTTGTTTTGCATATTCTGATGCCGCTTCTGCCGCTTTTCCTGCTGATTCCCAATCACTCTTTAAACAAAACAAATGGCAGTTTTTGATTGCTACTTGGGTATCTAAGTAAAGTTCTGAATAGTCTTTTGTTTGCATGGCTTCCTACTGTTGGTTGAATTAAAAATAGCATCCTGTGGGTTGCATCTTTTTTGTCTTTGCATTTCTGTTGAATAATCCGAATCGCAATCATCGCAAACCGAAGCTACTTCATGGGCATAATTCCTTGCATCTTTCCATGATTCATATTTGGCTTTTGATTCAAAACAAAGTGGATACCAACTATTCTGCTTCATCATCTGGCATTTGATCGGTTGGGCGCATTTGAATTAATTGAATATCATCCAGTTCTGATTGTTCCCATTTAGTCATAAATTCCTTAGACAAAGCATTAACCGCCGCCATCCAGCCCATTTCAAAATATTCTTCTGGTGCATAGACCGCTTTAGGTATCTTATCAAATTCCTTTTGTGCAAATGGATTCATACCTTATGCTTTCGCTGTTTCTGCCAAATCTGTTGCACTTTCGGATCAATAAATATAGCATCAGAATCATCCAATGTCCTATGAAATAATGCTTTAAAATCAGCCCATTTCTTTTTATAGAATTCCTGTTCACTTGCCGGGACATAACCATAAATCTTGCGCCAGCGAATAGTTATATCGGTACTTGCGGCTGTATAAATAAAATCTCTATCTATCATTTTTACTCCTATAGTGTTGATCGGATTGCCTTTTCAGACAATTAGCGCACTTCCAAACTTTTGTTTTATTTCTTAATACTAATTTAAAGCCTTTTGCTTCTCGCATTACTTGACAACTAACACAAAACTTCTGATCCATCCCAACCTACTTTCAAATATTTGTATTCTGCGGCATCACTTACTGCGGTTAATTTATTGCATACATCACAAGTATCTAGCCAGACCCGGTAATCATGGTTTCTGGGTTTTTCTGATCCCCATTTAATTCCACAATCAAAACAAACATTATCAGGTTGTTCTTGGGCTAATCGCATTGAGTTCTACCTTTTTCTTTTCATAGATTGGTTGGATTTGCTCTTTTTGTTTTTTGGTTTTTAACTCAGCCCATGCTAATCCAAAAACAGTTTTAAGTTCATCTGCGGTTTTACAATTTTCTAATTGGGCAATAATTTTATCTGTTGGCGATTCTTCTGGTTCATCCCAGAATTCATCCCCTGCATACAATGATAAACCAATCCCGGTGCATATTGCGATGCACTTTACCAAAACCCTTTTTTGAGCATTATTAACAGCCATTGCTGTAGGATTCATAATTGGTTTATTGCTGTTATCTTTAACTGGCAGATATTCAGTCATGGTTTTGCCAAAAGCGGTAACAGAACAATTAACCATTAGAGTGCCGTTGTAAATTTGCGGCTCTCCATAAGTCCAATTGGCTTCTGGGTCATGTTGTAACAAAGTATCAACAGCATAAGTCCAAGGCAAGTAATTAAATTTACCCATCTTTTTGATTTCACCAGATACATCTATTGTTCTAAGTTCTTTGTATTTACTCATGTCATATCCCTACAAAATTTAATAAAATCAGCAATTGCAATTACACAAAATAAAGCCCACCAAATCCAACTTACATCCGCATGAAAGAAAAAGAAAGCAACAAGTAGTATTATCATTTTCTATCCTTTGGCGGTTGTTTATTGTGGGTCGGATACACAGGATAAACTGGTTGCACCGGGCTAATCATTTGCTCAATTGCCATCTGTGTATATTGCATGGCTTGAATAGTTCTTTTTCTCATTTTTCTTGATTCCAAAGTTGCAAGCAAATATTTGCAATTACAAAAATTACAAATGCCCAAGTAGCCGCACCAGATAAACCAAAAAACCAAATTAAGTAATTAATCATGGACAGCCCTTTCAGCAGAGTTTTCCCAGTATTCATAAATGCAAGTAGAAATGATTAGACCAATCTTTTCCTTTTCATTGTTTTGGAGTGCTTTGACCAATGTAGCCCAATGATCACCAAAGAAAGCATCATTCATAAATGCTTCTTTGATATTTTCTTCTAAATCCGGGCTAAAGTCGCCATTGAGCAACTCAGCAATTTCTTCATCAAAATCTTCTTCATCTTCTGGCTCATAATAGCGATCATGCATAGACATTCCCATGATTAAAACCCCCATCCGAACATTGCGCCAAGAATTACACCCAGAATAATTACACCAATAATTTCATAGGTATTCATGTTATCTCCTTGATGAATATTTAAAGAAATCAATACCAACTGCTTTTTTGGTAAATACTACTTTGCCAAGCGCTTCATCGAAATAAGCAATAGTGCTAAAGGCAAGCGGATTTTCTTCATGCAATTCAAGCAATACATGGTCAATCCGAGCGGCAATTTGTTCAGTAATGCCAACTGGCAATCTACTCCATTCTTCCCGGCTTACTTTGCTGGATGCATTAATAAGGCGCTGTTGTTGCTGTAGTGTTAAAGGGTTTTTCATATTTTCTCTTATGGTAAAGCCCCGAAGGGCGGTTAATTAATTTGGATTGCGGATTTTGTTGAGTTCGCCAGCCAACAAACAAGCAACATCAGCAATATTCATTTCTTCCAAAGAGCAGTCGTAAGCATCTTGAAGATAAGCAACGGCTTGTGGGTAATGGGTTTCCAACAGGGCAATGATTTGTTCTTTATTCATTTGTAATTCCTTTCGGTTGTTGATGTAATAACTTTAATCCTACTTTTTGTTAAAAAACTTGATCTAGGTCAAGAAAATGAAAAATAAATGAATTGTTGTATTATTGCCAGATGACTAGCCTAAATCAAAGAACTGTGGCGCTTCTCAAAGACCGAGGATACCAATGCGATATAGTCGAAAGCTACAATGCCTTCACAAAAAGAAAAAAAGACTTGTTTGGAGTGTTCGACATATTGGCTATTGGAAAAGGCGAAACAATTGGAGTGCAGATTACCAGCAAGTCCAATATTGCCGCTAGAATCAAAAAAATAGAAGAATCTGAGTATTTACCCCTATTGTTGGAAGCTGGTTGGCGAATTATTGTCTTTGGATGGTTCAAAAAAGACAATGGGCGGTATGATGTTAAGGAATTTGAGTTTTAGAAGTACAATCTATGGACAGGCTAGAGTTGCAACTCGAAAAGGGCTTAGTCACCCCCTGCCAAGTCCACCTAATCGACTACCTTTGACAGAGGAATAGTATGCAAAAAGCAGATATATGGATGCCCCTTTACATTGGGGATTATCTAGCAGATACAGCCAGACTTACAACTGAACAGCATGGCGCTTATTTACTTCTTTTGATGGATTATTGGCGATCTGGTCGATTGCCAGACAATGATCAGGTTTTAGCCCAAATTTCTAAATTATCCCCTGATGCTTGGAGCAATGCTAAAGCAATGCTAATGCAATTCTTTAGTATCAAGGATGGATTTTGGATTCATAGCAGAGTTGAAAAAGAATTAAACCTTGCAATGGAAAATAAAGCCAAAATGCATGATAGGGCATCAAAAGCCGCACAAGCAAGATGGAAAAATGCTAATAGCAATGCTAATGCAATGCCTATGCAATGCCCATCACCTTCACCATCACCTTCACCAATATTAAAAACTAATAAAGTAAAAGAAAAGAAAAAGCATTCTTTAAAAACAAGAATTCCAGAGGATTTTCATATTTCTGAAAATGTAAGGTTATGGGCTAGTAAAAACAATTATCAGCAATTAGATCGCCATTTTGAAAATTTTGTTAATTCTGCCAAAGCCAAAGAATATGAGTATGCAGATTGGGATGCCGCTTTTAGAAATGCAATTTCACAGGATTGGGCGAAAATTAACACAGCAAAACCACAAACTGCTTCTGAAAGAAATCAATCTGTTCTTTCTGGTTTAACAAGAGGATTAATTGGGGGTGGCAATAATGTCGGATTACTTAGCAAGTGATTTCACTACAACCGAAAATGGGTTGGATTACATTT